ATCTGGAAAAGAAGTCCCTTGAACTTCTCAACTGACCACCTACCATTGGAGTCAATGTCTAGGTCAAATATACCAGCACTTGCTGTGTTCTCAACTGCACCTTGCTCAGCAACCTTATAGATTGTTCTAATGACTTCCCTGTTGATTTCAGCAAGGATTTCAGTAGAAAGGATGTTTGCAAGTTCAGCTTCTGCATTCAAGCCATGGATAGCCTTGAGGTCTTGAGCAAGCTCTAGTGAGTACTCAGCCTTGAGGGCTCTTGACTTAGCAGTAACAGTGACCTTCTCAATAGAGAATGCCATCTGGTTAAACATGTTACCAGCAGCGTCTCCAAGAGCTTCAGAGTCACCAGTTACCATTCCTTGACCAACATCATATGCTGATGAGGTTGCAGAACCTACAGGGTTAAGAACAGCAGGGTTAGTACCAGACTGTGAAGTTGTACCTAAACCTGTGTTTACTTCTGTAATACCACCAGTTAAGTCATTACCTGAAGACTGTCCAGAGAATGCTGTATCTACTTCATCAAAGAATGTCTCATTACCTGATTGATCCTTATACCTGGATCTCATTGCAAAGATTAGTCCAGTAGGACCACTCATTGGTTGAACGCCAGCTAGGTCATAAGCAACTAAGTTAGGCATTGAACGTCTAATCAATGAGATTAGAACTGGATCAAAACCTGCAGTTGGACCTGCAGCAGCAGAACTACCACTGAAACCACCTGATGCGCCAGCAGCATTAGCACTGTTGGTTGGTGATGCTTCAGTTATAGTACCACTTTGGCCAAAAGACTGTTCGTCTCTTAAAAATTTTTCTTGGTTTTCTAACAGGACAGCTGTAACAGCTTTTCTATGGGGATCAGAGATCTTATCAACTCCTTCTGCGTCTAGAAGGGGAGCCCACTTTTCCTGCAGATGTTCAGCATTGAACATTTGCGTTTACCTCTTTGTGTTTGTGTTTGATTAAAATACTAAAATCATTTTTTAGCAACAGCGTGCAATGTCTTAAGATAAGAAGCCATTGAACCAGAAACATCTCCCTGGCTAACATCTACTGTCTCAGAAATTGTCTCTCCTGTAGCCTTTGGAGTATTGCCTGGGAAATAAGATTCCTTCAGTGTCTCCAACTTGTCACGATATTGACCTTCACTTTCAAACTCTACACTTTCGGAAAGTGAGGCGAGCTTTTCTTTCTGAGTAGCAGCAAGGCCATCAGAAACTTGATCCAAAATTCCACTAGCAACTGACTCACCGAGTCTGCCATTAAGTGAAACATTCTTCTCTATTTGCTCGTTGAGCTTGGTCTCCATGTCATCTAGTTTTTCTACCATGCTTTCTAGCACATCATATTTATCATCAGGGATTTGTACATAATGTTCTTCAAAAAGACTCTTCATTCCACCAAGGAATGATTCAGTCAATTCTGTTTTGAGTCCATGCTCAATAGCAAGTTCGTTTTCAACGAACCACTCTTCTGAGACATACTCAAGATAAGCATCAACTCTTTCTGCCAATTCAGACTTAGTTGACTCTACCTCTTCTACAAGCTTCTCATCAAATTTAGCTTGCATGTCCTCAGCCAATTGATTGACTTTAGACTGCAAAGCAGCTTCAAAAACTGTCTTTGCTTTTTCTCTGAACTCTTCAGATAGTTCTTCACCACCTAAAAGAGCATTGACATCTGCTTCAATGTCAATTTCTACTGTTTCTTCTTCTACTGTNTCTTCTGTAGTTNCTTCTGTCTCTGCTACAANTTCTTGNNTATCTTCTAGTTCTACTTCATCACCAGATTTAAGACCTTGTGGCATNGGATCAGCAGGNTTTGCACCTTTGTTAACTACATCTTTCACTGTTTTAATCTTGGGTTCCTTGATCTTTGCAGAATCATTAGTGGGACTATAATTATCTGGCGTTGGACCACCAAGATCCTCATAACCAACTGATGTTCCACCAGTNGTTAATTTTGGCATNGGGTCNCCTGNCTTTGCATTTGCAGTTACAGGACCCTTAGATTGCTTAGTGCCTACTTCCATTTCTTGTAAATCTCCACGAGACATTGGTAAACCCTCTGATTATCCGAGTATTAAACTATATTTATTTAGATAACTTATAACTTTGATAAGAAATCGTTAAACAAATCCAATTTATGCTCATCTAATTTTTTCTGATCAACCAGAGTATTGATCGTTTTGTATGTTTTCTCAGCATACTTCTCACGAAGAATACCACCATCCCATACCCAGTCTTTTCCTTCCATAATTCCAGATACAAATGCATCTGGTGCTGAAGGATCAGCTACTATATCTGCTGCTGTTGCTAACATAAAGTCTTCACCAACAACATTAATTCCTTCACGAGTTTGCTTCAATGAACCAATACCCCTGGAAGAAACACCTAACTTTACACCTTCACTTATAAGTGATGATGCAATTTTACCCATTGGGGTAGAGAGGATTTTTGCTTTTCCTACAAAGTTAGAACCACTTTCTTTAAGTGATACTATCTTATGTGACACTCTATCAAGATTAACAGTTGGACCTTCTGGATGTCCCAGTTCTCCAAGTGCTCTTCCTGATGTTACATGATTTTCATTATAACGAGAAACTTCTCTTCTAAGAGTTTCCATTGGATACATACGACCATTTCTGTTCTTTATGTTTCCTTGTAGAAAAACTCCTTCAATGTAGAGTTGTTTTTTACCTCCTCTGTTTTCAACTATAAATTCAACAGATTCGATTTCTTCTCTAATGAGTTTCATTTATGCGTCTCCTGAAATTTGAACTTGTTGAATGTATAATTTACCAGAACCACTATCAGTTCTAGCAGCAACTTTGAAAGATGCTCTTAAAGTTGCATCTGGATCATTAAAAGTACCACTAACTGAACCACTATTATGTTCAACTATGATTCTTTGACCAAACCAGTTTTCTCCACTACCCCTATATGAGGTACGTGATTTATCATATACAGTCTTCACTCTAGCGTGAGTAAAATCAAAGTCTGTTTGAGATGAGCAACTTAAACTAACATAATCACCTACACCAAATGGTGAAGATGTTCCTTCTGGAAAATCTATAGTTGTTGTAGTTCCTTTAGTATAACTAACCACCCTAGCAGATGTATTGGTAAATCCTAAAGTAGCAGCACTATCTTTTGGTACTACAAAATCAGTTACAGCTGCAGTAGGTTCTGTTCCAATAGCCACATGTGTGTTTTGTCCAGTAGCAACTACTCTAATTGCAGTAGATTTACCAGATATTGGAATAGACTGCTGAGATGCTGCACCTGTAGTTATTGAAGTTCCTGCTCCAACTGTCCTAAGCGTCATTCTCTTTATACAGAATCATTTTATTTATTTATAATTATTCTGCACCCTCTTCTTCAGTCTCTGTTTCTACTTCTACAGTACCATTTTCATCAGCACCAGAAATTCTAGCAGAAGCATCTGCTACTACACCATCAACTTCTGCTTGATCTTCAGGAGATCCAAAAAGTGAAGCTGCAACTGAGTCTTTATGAGCACCTATCTTTTCTGCTGACTTTGCATAAAGAGCATCTTTAATAGCGTCACTGATACCAGAAGGACTCTCGTCTTTGGTAATCATATCCATTAATTCATCCATTGTTTTTANATNCTTACAGTTTATTTATTAGATTTCTCCACCCTTAGGCATTTCCATCTTAGTTTTGGAGGTATCTTCAATACCAGGTTCAGTNGGAACTGCTCCCATTTCACCACCCATTGATGTTTCNCCTTCTACTCCCATAGTTGGGTCCATCATTAATGCAGGATCAGGTACAACTCCATCCTCAATTTCCTTCTTCATAATCTTATCCTGTTCAAGAATTTCCTCATCAGTCTGACGAAGTATCTTACGTCTTAGATAATCTTGTGAGAAGTATCTACCAACATATGGTTCAGCAGATGCTACCATAGTTAGTCTTTCTGCCATCAATTCAGAATCTTTAAGTTCTGCAAAATGATTATCATAGAGGAAGTCATACTGAATATGCTGACTCATGATATCCCAGTCTTCTGGGGTGATTACATTCTTAAGAAGTAATTGTGTTTTAAGAATATCACTGAATAATGCAGAGAATCTCTTCCTTAATCTACCTACAAATTTAGAGAATTTAACTTCATCTCTAAGTATCTCAGATGATCTTCCCAAATTAAAACCACCATCACCACCTATTCTAGTAACAGGTACATTCAAAGCTTTGAATAGTTTCTCTTGGAAATACTTAATGTCAGTGATTTCTCCTAAGTTTTGTCCACCTGGTAGTGTAGTAATCTCAGTTCCTCTACCACCTTCTCTTCTAGGAAGCCAAAAGTCTTCCAACATGGACATGTATTTCTTGTCATCTTTGATCTCACCAGTGTCAGCATTATATACTAACTTGTTTCTATACCTCATCATTACGTCTCTGAGGTATTGTTCTGCCTTAATCTTTGGAAGATTACCTACATCAATATAGAATATTCTTCTTTCTGGTGCTCTTGATAGTCTGTATATAACAAGACTATCCTCAATCATTCTAAGTTGATTGACTGCTTTGATTGCTTTATGTAAGTATGATAAGGTTGACCCCTTGTTTCTATCTACTAATCCACTGGTGCAATAAGCAACAGAATCNCTAGTCATCTTAATTCCTTTATTACCACCAGTCATNGCAGATGGCATTTGAGATGGGAAAGTTGACTTAGGACTATAAACAAAATACTCTTCAATCTCAGGGAATTCATATTCCATAGGATTGTCATTATTGACATTAGCCATCCTAACGTCTTTCTCTGCCTTCTTCTGCTGTCTCACATAACGCATTTTCATTGAATCAATATATCTTAATTCAACTATTCCTTCTTCTGGTTTCTTAAAATCAATAACTTTATGNTAATATAATCTACCATCTATATACCAGTTCCTATAGATTTCATGTGCTTTCTTATCAAAATCTAATAGATCTTTAACTGCCTTAAATTCTTCTCTAATTTTAGATTTAATACCATCACTAGCATTGAGATTAGATAACTCAATTTCTACTGGTGAATCATGTGTATCTGATACTATTGCTTCCTGTATAATATCTTCAATTGCACTATCACACTCTGGATGGAGTGCCATCTCCCTATATCTTTTAATTAAATCAAACTCAGTTCTATATATCCCTTCAATATCTACATACGATCCAAAAAAACCACTAGTCAAATAGTGGTCTGAACCATCTGCATTATTCTCAGGTACGGGAGATACCACACTGGGTGGTATCTTTTCCGTATCATCTATAGAAAATCCAAATAACCTTGCCATTATTAAAAGTTAACCTTATATGTTTATTTATTAGGCGCCAGCACCTGCTCTTTCAGGATACCAGTATTGTACCTGGAAGTCAACTGTAAACTCNTCTATTGTATCAGTTGTGTCATATGATAAATCAATAGAAGATATTGTAGTTGGGAAAATATCCACAAACTTATATTGTGCAAGTATATTGCTGTCAGTAGCAGGACTATTAGAACCTTGCTGACTAGCAACGTTTCTACCAAGTTGATAGACAGTTGCTTGTCCCATGTAAGATGAAGGATCAGTTAAACCTGATGAATCACCATACTGAGCAATGTTTTGAGCCCATGCTTGGAATGCTCTATAATGACCAAAATCTTGATCATTGATTACTGTAACAGTCCAAGGATCAAAAGTTCTGTCTCCAGCAACTTTAAGAACACGNCCTCTGAAAGGAACTTCAAGGTTTGCTACATTGGAAGCAGGAAGAGCTGCTGCTTTACATAAAAATCTAAATCTATCTCCATCAAATTGTCCACCACCATCATTCTGAATATTAAGGTCTACTCCATCAGGGAAATTGACCTGCACCTCAAACAGATTGGGGCGAGTACCGCCTCCAATCAGTTTGGATTTAAATTGAGAAATAGTTCTCTGTGGGATTGTTGCCATTTTTTAGAATCTCCTTTTGTTATTTAGATATGATAAGTTAAACTCGACCTGCTACTTCTTCAAAGCTAACACCAGTTCTGGTGGCAACAAATGTAAGAGTAACATAGTTGATTGACTTGGCAGGCTTCAAGAAGATGTCTGCTCTGAATTCATTATTATCAAC